GCGGATATCAAGGTTAATCTTGACTTCGTGGTATTGAAGGGCAATGAGGGGGAGCGCAAGCCCAGGGTTGCGGCAATACCAGAACTGGAAGGGCACGTAGAGCGTGGTTTCCGGGAGAGCATTGCGGGGTTCGCAGACCTGGACGGGGGCGGACGAGGCACAGGGACCATCCACAGCCGAGAAAGAGGGATCGGTGATGAAGGTCAATTGGGTGGTATTACCAACCATCTTGAAGTAACCACGTTCCTGTTCCTTGGACAGGGTGAGCTGGTTCCACAAGTGCATCCAGTCACCATATTGTCGGTCAATGCGTTGACCTCCAATTTCGACTTCAACCTGGGAGATCATCTGCTCTCCAGGGAAATCGAGCCAACGTGCCCAGACACCGCCGGCGGCAGTACCAGAGGTGTTCTTCATGGACTGGTTGATTTCAGGCAAAGTCACCTGTAAATAGGTGCGGTAAGCCAAATCACCATTGCGGCTGATGGTGCAGGTCACACGGCGACCAAAATCAGCTTGACCGTTGAAGGTCTGTTCAATAGATTCCATTGAAAAGTTAGTGTGACGACGGTAAGTCACCTTCCAGAAGGTAATCTGAGGGTTTCCCGTCAGATAAACATCTTGAGCGCCATAAGCTACGAGTTGCATCAAACCTCCTCCCATTGTTATATTATTGCTAAAGAAAAAAATTTTATAAATATTAATTTAATAAAACTTATAAAAAATAGGAAATTTTATATATCGAAAAAAACATACGTAATTGGCTTGAGGTTTTTCAATTCGACTTTTTACTTAAGTTGGCTTCAATAAATTTCTGGAGATATGTTTCTAAATAGACTTCTTTTTTATTCTCGTGTTTTTTGGAAAACACGTATTTTTCTTTTCGTTTCTTCACTGACCAGCCAGCATCGATGGCGTTATAAATAAACTGCATTTTTTGTATTTCAATAAAATCAATTGTTAGATCAGTTGCCGCCATCGTCATATTTAACTCCATTTTAGCAATAGGCTAGAAAACATTAATTATTTCTAAACCAAATCCAATGAATTTTGTACCCAATGAATTTTGTACCTCAATGTATCCCACTGAATTTTTGCTTAAATAAATGACTTCTTAAATAATATATAATGCCTACATTTAAACCAAAAAATATAAAAAAAATATTTATTTCTAAAAAAAATATTACCACCTTGGATGGAAAACATAAAGAAATTATTGATGGTTTTACCGTTGATAAACAAGAACAATTGCCTCAATTGTTAAATGAAAAACGAGAGATTTGTGTAAAATTAAAAAATGTAAATTTAACAGTAGATGAGCGTTTGGATTTATGTGATACTTTATATGAATTACGGAAAAAAATAAGTGAAATAAAAAAAAAAGAAAAAGAATATTTACTAAATAATTCGTCCTATGTCTTTGATTATTTCGAAAATAAAAAAAAAATAGCCGATTGCGTCAATAAAACTACCCTATTAGATAAATTTTTTAAAATAAATACGGAAGACATGGAATTAAGCAATGAATTAGGGAAAGAGCGGAAAAATATACAAACATATATGACCAACGTCGATGATAGTTTTCTCGATATTAATAATTTTGTGATACAAACCGATATTTGTAACTTTTGTAACAAGGGGGAAATGATTGCGGTGGATTATGAGGGTATTATGATTTGTAATTTTTGTTCGAATAGTGTGAAATATTTGGTGGAAAATGAGAAACCCTCCTATAAAGAACCACCCAAAGAAGTTTGTTTTTATGCCTATAAACGGATCAATCATTTTCGCGAAATCTTAGCGCAATTCCAGGCGAAAGAAACGACACAAATACCCGACGAAGTCATTGAAAATATTATTCAACAAATAAAAAAAGAGAGAATTGATCTCTCGCAAATGACAAATAAAAGGACGAAAGAGATCTTGAAGAAGCTTGGCTACAATAAATATTATGAACATATTCCGTTTATCAAGGACAAGCTCGGTATTAAACCACCGATCATGAGCTCGGAATTAGAAAATATGTTATGTAATTTATTTATGGATATTCAAGGACCCTATGCCAAATTCTGCCCGGACGATCGTGTGAATTTTTTGAATTATTATTATACGGTCTATAAATTATGCGAACTCTTGAATCAGCATCACTTTTTGCCATACTTCCCGATGTTGAAGGATAGAGAGAAGCGGATAGAGCAGGATGAGATTTGGAAAAAAATATGTGAGGAGCTCCAGTGGGAATATATTGCTACAATCTAACGGGGGACTGCGCCCCCCGGACCCCCCGCCCTCGGGAGGTTATTGTGGAAAGGGTATTTCCTCGCTCGTGAGATTACATTATTCGCATGAATATATTAACTAAAAGATGTAAAAAGAAAAATATAGTATAAAGTATATATGAAGAAGTGGTTGGTCTTTGGTTTGACCTTAATTGGTCGAGTTTTATCTTATGGGGTTCCGCCGCCACCCCCACCGCCTTGTAATACCCCTCAATGCTCATCCGGCACGTATTGTTTTTCTAATACAAATTTATGTACAACATGCCCACCTGGTTATATGTATAACGCCAATCCAAATGTCGGCGTTTCCAGTGCTAATTTATGGGGTTGTTCTATCTGTCCGCCGGGAACTTTTGCGGCAAGTAGCGGGTCAAGTGCTTGTAGTGCGTGCCCCCCTGGGACTTTTGCTCCAAGTAGTGGCTCAATATCATGTAGCCCTTGTCCTACTGGAACGTTTACATCGGCACAGGGGCAAAGTGGCTGTGCGTCTTGCGCCAGCTGTGTGCCCGGCCAATATGTGTATAGTGCCTGTAATCTACAAAGCAATACCGTTTGTGTAGGTTGTACCGCTATTGCGAATTGCGCGGTTACACCAGCGTGTTCTACGGCAAGTAATAGTCAATGTTCTACCTGTTCTTCGGGTTATTTTTTACAAAGTAATAGTTGCGTCGCTTGTACGACATGTAGTAGCGGCGTACAATATGAAACGACGGCATGTACCTCTTTGACAAACAGACAATGTGCGACATGTGTTAATACATGTCCGATCGGTAGTGCTTTAGCGGGTTTTTGTAATGGCGCAACGAATAATTACTGTTCGCCTTGTTCGGCGGGCACATACAAAACCGTGGCGGATGGCTCACCTTGTTTAGCATGTACTTCCGTGTGCGCAGCCGGCTTTCAATTAATCACGATGTGCCTTGCCAATTTAAATTCGGTCTGTGTTGTATGTCCGCCTGGCACTTATAAATCTTTAACCGACGGTTCTCCGTGTCAGCCTTGTACATCCATCTGCGCCGCCGGCTTTCAATTAAACCAAGCGTGCTCAACCACAGTGAATCCAGTATGTGTTGTCTGTCCCTCGGGTACTTATAAAGCTCTGACGGATGGTTCTCCGTGTCAGCCTTGTACGTCCGTTTGCGCCGCCGGCTTTCAATTAAACCAAGCGTGCTCTACAGCCGTAAATCCTGTATGCGTTGTCTGTCCGCCAGGTACTTATAAATCTTTAACCGACGGTTCTCCTTGTCAGCCTTGTACGTCCGTGTGCGCCGCCGGCTTTCAATTGAACCAAGCATGTTCTACAGCCGTAAATCCCGTCTGTGTGGTATGTTCCGCCGGTACTTATAAAACATTGACTGATGGTTCGGCGTGTCTGGAATGTAATAATAATTGTGGCCCAGGCGCTTATTTAAATTCACTTTGTACTGCCACCAATAATCCAACTTGTCTCAGATGTCCCGTCAATACAGCAAATCCGAATGACTTTTCTGTTTTTAATACGTCCTGTGTGACTTGCCCGAATGGCGCGGTTTCGGTGGCTGGCTCGGCTACTTGTTTACAATGTCCTTTGGGTTCTGCCACCTTTGGAAATATTAATTGTTCAAATTGTTTGCCAGGCACTTATACTGATAATATTGGTTCAATAACATGTAAAATGTGTCCCGCCGGCACAGCGAATTCCAATAGCGGCTCGACGAATCTGACAAATTGTCTAATGTGTTTACCTGGTTATACATCGTTAAAAGGATCGGCTAGTTGTAGTCCGTGTCCGATCGGCACATATGAGAATGGGCGCAGAGAGTGTAATTCGTGTGAGGTAGGAACGTATAATGAATTAACCGGGCAGACCGTGTGTTCGCTCTGTCCCGCAGGTTCAGCAAATATGAATATAAATTCGATTACTTCCCTTGCGTGTTTACCATGTTCACCTGGCACATTTGCTTTAATCGGTGCGGCCACGTGTATTGAATGCTCACCAGGATCTTTTACAAATACAAGCGGTTCGCCTAATTGTACCTTAGCCCAACCCGGCACGTTTATCGCCGGCAATGGCTCCACAACGACGCAACAATGCCAGCCTGGTTCTTATAGTGAAGTCTCTGGTTTAAGCTCTTGTGTCGCATGTGCTCCCGGTTCTTATAATTCAAAGGAAGGTTCTACAAACGCAACAGCTTGCCTGCTTTGTCCTTTTGGTAGTTTTACTAATACCAACGGTTCAGCGATGTGTATAAATACATCGGTTGGATTTTATCAAGACAACTTGGGACAAACTGTCGGTCGGCCTTGCCCACCAGGTACTTTTAATCGGATGACTGGTTCCGTTCATCCTGCCGCATGTGTGAGTTGTTTGCTCGGCAAATACCAACCGAAAAATGGTTCTGAAAACTGTTTGGAATGCCCGTTTGGCACCTACCAAAACATCCGTGGTCAAATCCATTGTATAAGTTGTCCAGCGGGCACATATAATACCTTGCGTGAGGCAACGGCACGCGAATTCTGTTTGAATTGTCCAGCGGGGACGTATTCACCCACGATTGGCGCGAATTCTTCAGCGACTTGCTTAAGTACTCCGCTCGGCAGTTACACAAATATATCCGGTTCGAGTAATTATACCGAATGTCGTCCAGGCTTTTACCAAAATACCGTACAACAAACCAATTGTACAGCCTGTTCGCCGGGGACGTTTAATTCATTGGCCGCTGCGATAAATAGTAGTTTTTGTCTGTCCGCGCCGCCTGGTTTTTTTGTTGTAGCAACAGGTTCATACAATGCCTCCATTTGTCCTGCGGGTTCTTGGACAAACGCTTTCGGAGCTACTGCGTGTATAATGTGTGAGCCTGGGACTTTTACGGCAAAACCCGGTTCAACAAGCTGCTTACCATGCCCAGAAGGAACGTTTGCCATTGGCAGCGG